GACACCTACGAAACCACACAGGGCAATGCGTTTACCATTGAACGCTTGATGCCTGTGCCATACAAACTCACACTCAAGCTGGACATATGGACCAGCAACACCAATCAAAAGATGCAGTTGTTGGAACAGATTGTGGTGTTGTTTAACCCTGCGTTGGAAATTCAAAGCACAGACAACTATCTTGACTGGACCAGTTTGAGCATTGTTGAACTAGAATCAACACAGTGGACCAGCCGGTCAGTTCCAGTTGGCACAGAAGATCCCATTGACATTTGTACAATGACATTTACCCTGCCAATTTGGATCAGTAGCCCGGCCAAGGTCAAGAAACTGGGTGTGGTTGAACGTATCATTGCCAACATATATGACGCCCAAGGTGATGCGTCAAATGCAGTGCTTGACAACGACTTGCTGTTGGGCACACGTATAGTGATCACTCCTTGGGATTATCAAACCTTGTTGATTGGCAACAAGTTACAGGCTCTGCGTCCCAGTGCTGTGATTGACGAACCCAATGCCAGTTTGACACCACCAGATTCACCACCAAGTAACTTGTTATGGACAGCATTGGTTGGTGCCTACGGAGTGCTACGGCCAGGTATTAGTCAGATCTTTTTAGAGCAACCTGACGGCACTGAAGTTGCCGGAACCATTGCTTATGACCCATCCGATGACCGATTTATGCTGTATACTATAGATGAAGACACTGTTCCACAAAATACCTTGTCACCTGTACGTTCAGTTATTGATCCGTTGCGCAGTGGGCCAAACGAAGGATTACCTGTGCCTGTTGAAGGACAACGGTACTTGTTAACCGAAGACACTGGCAGTGACAATGGCTACGCTGTGGCCTGGCAAGGCACACTGGGACAACCGCTGATTGCTCAAAAGAACGATATCATTGAATACCTAGATGGTCGTTGGCAAGTGGTTTTTGAAAATAATTCTAGTCCTGACAACCTACAATACGTAACTAATATAACAACTGGAATTCAATACAAATGGACCGGCACAACATGGGTCAAGAGTTATCAAGGACTATATCCAGGAGGCCAATGGAGAATAGTACTGTAAATGCTGTGGGCGTTTGGTTCTACAGTGTGAGCACACAACGATATCTGTATCTGTTGCGCAACGACTCACGTCACCCAGACTCGTGGGGCTTGCCTGGCGGCAAATTTGAAGCCAATGAAACACTAATCGAAGCAATGACACGCGAGTGTACCGAAGAACTGGGTCACATGCCCGAGTATTTGCGACTGGTTCCCATAGAAAAGTTCACCAGTGCCGATGGCGGATTTGCCTATCACACATTTTTCTGTAGCGTTGCCAAAGAATTTACACCTGTGTTGAACGATGAACATATTGGCTGGGCCTGGATCACATCCGGAACATGGCCAAGACCCATGCATCCTGGCCTGTGGTCAACTGTAAACTTTGATGCTGTTCGTGACAAAATGGCCACTGTGGAACACAGTGTTCAGATATCGCAGTGACTTATAAATGGACGAACGTCCATGCAAGCGACATTGGCATTCATACGCCATGCTTTAGGCACATTAGACTCTTCGCCAATGAATGTAAACTTAGTTGATGGATACGCTGTTAATACTCCGTTCACATGTGCTGACCATTCACTCACAGTGCCCACTGTGTCATTGCTGTACCCTAGTGCATAAATTTCTTTGTGGCCGTCAAAAGCTGCCATCCATAACACCAGAGCTTCCAAGGCCATGAGTGTGTTGTAAGGAATGAGATAAAATTGTCCTGGATGCATCAAACAGGTGCGAGTACTGGCATAGGCAATGTTATCGTCAACATATCCAGACTCAACAAGATCGTTGATAATTGTTTTATCAATTTCCACTGCAAAGTTCAATCGCATTTCTTTGGCAACGGTGCCTGTGCCGTATGTCTGTAACTTTTTTGAACTTAATAATCCACCTTTGTGACGCTGTAGTCTAGTATAGTCAAATAGATCTCGGTGTACATTGCTGCCAATACAGGCTGCACGGCCACTGATATGCTGGTTGTCAATTGGGTTGGCTACCCATTCTCTGTTTTGTGTTTTTTTGCCGCCACTCCATTTACTCTCAGTGATTACAAATTCACCTTCGTAGTCTGCTCTATATCGTTCTTGTATCATAATCGTCCTACTGCTACTTCGATGGTCACAACATCAGTGGAATTAATTATTTCCAATGACTTGCCAACCACACATCCAGGTTTAAACTTTGATGTGTCAATTGCCATGGCTGTTCCAGGAATGTCTCCTGTTACCAACACAGTTCCTTTGTTTACTGGTCCTTGTACTCGGCAAGGAACACGACCAGTTAATGCCACAGGTAATATCCATTCGCCTGACTGGCCAGCATTCATTAAGTAACTTGGATTTGTGGATATAACACCTGCTACAGCAGTGTTGTGACTGTTGTCAGTAACTGTGATTTCTTTGAGGCCACCAAACACAACCACAGTGCCAGGTATGTAGTCAGCATCTGCTTCGTAATTTTCTGCCAAGTCAGCATACTGTGCCGAAGTGGCCTTGGCAAAAACAGTGTTGAAGTATGTTGTTGCTGATCCAATGTTACCAACACCGTTGGCATTATTGTTAACAATATTACCAGTACTGACGTTACCAGTTGATACTGTTAAACTTGAGCCAGTGATGCCAGCACCAGTAATTGCACCAGTAGCAGAAATTGCACCTGCAACCGTTAATAGTGTCGATGGATCAAGGGAAAAAGTACCAATACCAACGAGACCATCGTTTCTGACTATCATTCCATTACCAATCGCAGTGTACACCTGTAAAGCAGCTTGACTGCCAGACGAACCTGATAAATCTATTCTTAATCCATAAGCCCCTGCTGTGTAATTTTTAAAATCTCCTGTCCAATCAGCAATAGTTTGAACCGTTTGAAATTTAACACTTGGTGAGCTTGTCCCAATACCTACACTGCCGCTTGTAGTTAAGTTACCACCTGTGACAGTACCTGTTGACGAAATTAGTCCAGCGGTGCTTATGTTGCCGCCAGTGATGTTACCTGTTGCTGAAATCAATCCACCTGTTAGTAGGTTACCACTAGTTGTGTTGGCTGTAACTGTTAATGCGCCAAGTGTACCTACTGAAGTGATGTTTGTTTGACTGGCTGTTGTCAGTGTGCCAGTTAAATTAGTACCAGATACATTGCCAGCAGTAACATTTCCAGTAACACTTAATGAACCCAATGTGCCAACTGCTGTTAGACTTGACGTTACAACATTAGATGATAATGTATTGCCAGTGAGTGTGTTTGCGTCAACTGTGGTGATAATACCACTCAGTTGACTACCATTGCCTAGAATGTAATTGCCAGTGATGTAACCGGTGGCACTGACAGCACCGTTTGTATAAAGAGTTGTGCCGTCCCAAGTTAAATTTGCCGAGCCGCCCATGGTTCCGGCATTGTTGTACTGTATTTGTGTGTTGCTGCCGCCAATTTGACTCAGTATGTTAATTACAAAAGTCAATGCAGTAGTACCAATAACAATTGGATTATTTGTGGTTAATTTCCATTGGGTGTCGTGATATAAAGAACCTTCAGTAACCATCACAATCATGCCGGCTTGTACTTCGCCGTTTTCGTTGCCGTCACTGGTGCGAACCCATGTGCCGTTGGCACCTGTGCCCACGGCGGATACAAAATACAGGCCATTTTGGCTGGCAGTGCTCTGTCCAGTTACCAAAACTCGATCGTCTTCGGCCAGGTTAACTCCGTCAACTTGACTTGGGGCTCCGCCGGCTAGTGTAACATCGCCGACTGTGATCACACGAGTTGCTTGTTTATAGTCTATATCAAAAATTTGCGAGGCACGCGGTTTGGTTAATCCCATGGTTCTTCCATCAATGACTAATATTTAGCCAAAAAAATAGGACTAGTCAAAGTCCTATTTTGTAGTGAAATTTTGTAAACTAGGTTGTTAATGTGATTGGGAATATTGTGCCAACCTTGGGCGTATCCCAAAAAATGTCAATGTAAGTAGGACCATAGTCATCCCACTGTGTAATAGTTGCTGTGGTGCTGTCCTGGAAAGTAATTGTACTGCCCACAGGATATGTGGCAATAACTGTGGCACTGTATGGTATTCCTGCGGCTTGAGGATTCCACCCTGTTACCCCACCTGTATCGCTAAGGGGAATGACTAATGGACCCGGGTTGCCCCCACCCAGTGTTACTCCTGCTCCTATGCTCCATCCTGGTCCTACTGATACTGTCATGATTTATTCCTTATTAAATTGTTAATGTGATTGGAAATATAACGCCAACTTTGGGAGTATCCCAAAAAATTTCAATGTAATCATCAGGTGTGTAATCATCAATCTGTGTAATGGTTGCTGTAGTACTGTCTTGGAAAGTGATTGTGCTACCAGGTCCATATGTGCTAATTATTACGGGATTAGCAGTTACTGCTGTTGCTTGTGAGGAATAACCTGTTAACCCGCCAACGCTGTTGGTAGCGATGGTTAATCCGCCAACACTAATGGCACCAAGACTCCAGCCTGGACCTATTGACCATCCTGGTCCTACTGATACTGTCATGATTTATTCCTTGTCTATAAAAAGATAGGGCCCGAAGACCCTATCTTGTTCACTTACTTATTGGATTAGTTGCGACCAATTACAACTTCAATTGTGCCTTCAGCACCGTCAAAGTTCTCCAGGGCTTTACCAATGATACTGCCTGCACGTGCCGCATTGTCAACTCTGGCAGCACCATTACCGGCTGCCACCATCATGTCACCTTTGGCAACTTGGCCAACAACTCTACATGGTACACGACCTTGCAGTGCTACCATGGCCACGTGTTCGGCAGTTAAGCCGGCATTCATGATGTAACTTGGATTTGTACTCACAACACCTGCTACTCGAGTTGAGCCTGCTTCAGTGGACAGTGTAACTTCTTTGGCACCACCAAATGCCAACACAGTACCCGGTGCATATTCGGCGTCTGCTTCATACTTCTCTGCCAAGTCAGCGTATTGCGCACTTGTTGCCTTGGCAAACACTGTGTTGAAATACACACTAGAACTACCAATGTTGCCTACGCCGTTGCCGTTAGCATTAACAATGTTGCCACCGGTGATTGTGCCTGTTCCAACTGTTAAGTTACCACCTGTGATGTTACCGGTTGCACTTACAGTACCACCGGTTGCTACGTTACCAACCGTTGCTGTGCCAGTTGCACTGATCAATCCACCGGTTAGTACATTACTACCAGTTACGTTGCCAGTGGCACTTACATAACCAGTTATGTTAGCACCAGTTGATGTAGCAATCACTGTGTTGTTTCCAGCAACATTTAGAACAGCATTACCATTTGGTGCTGCAATACTGATTGAACTTGTTCCACTTTGGATTGATGTAACATCAATGTTGCCCACTTGAATGTTGGCTTCGGTTACGCCGTCGCTTGTGTAAACAGCAAATGTATTTGCACTGGCTTCTTTGAGTTGCAAGTTGCCCAGGTAGATTGTATTGCCACTAACATACAATGATTTCCAGTAATTGCTTGCACTGCCTAGAGATTGTGTATTGTTAGCAACTGGTAATAAATCGCCAGTGATGCTGACTACGTTTGCAGTTTCACTTGTTCCTACAATCGCGTTGCCGACAGCATTTGAGATGCTGCCAACAGTGGTAGTGGTAGTAAACATACGCACATCAATCACGTCGCCTGCGGCAGGTGCTTCAGTAAACGTCAATGTAGTGGTACTGATTGAGTACGCGGTGGTTGGAATCTGTTGAACACCGTTGATTGCAACAATAGCACCAGCAGTGGTTGAGGCCTGTGTCAGGGTAAATGCCACAGTTGACCCATCACCGTTGAACTGATTATCAGTGATAACTGTAAACGATGGTGTACCAACTGTTTCCCATCCTGTTGAGGCGTATTGTTCTAAACTATCAACTGATGTGTTGTAACGCAACATACCAACAACACCTGTTGGACGCTGTGCTGTGTTACCAACTGGGAACAGTACGGAGTTTGTAGTATTGATTGCCAGTACAGCACCAGTAGTCTGTGTTGCACTGCCAATACTGACGGTGTCTGTTCCTGCATCCACAAACAACAAGTTAGCAACAGTGTCACCATTCACAGCAAAGTTTACATCGGCCAGCGCAGAGTTGATGTTGACAACGCCGCCGCCTGCATCAGTGATATCATCACCTGAAATTACAATGTTGCCAAACTTACCACTTGTTGCAATCACGTTGCCAGCAGTAACATTACCTGTAGCACTTACAATACCACCTGTTATTATGTTTCCACCTGTTACATTAGCAGTAGCACTGACAGTGGTGGCTTCTACATTACCAATAAATGTCTGACCGGTTACGTTACCAGTAGCACTTACAGTAGTGGCTTCTACATTACCAATGAATGTTACACCAATTACATTACCAACAGCACTTACATTGCCTGCTGTGGCATTGCCTGTGGCACTTACTGTACCACCTGTGGCCAAGTTGCCACCAGTTATTGTGCCGTTTGCACTCACAGTGCCTGTTACGTCTATGCCACCTGTGGTAAACACTACCACATTACTTGTGCCGCCAATTGTAACATTGGCATTGCCGTTTGTAGCAGTTGTGATATTGGTGTTGCCATTGACTAATGCAATAGCACTATTAGCATCCACACCGGTCAATTGTGAACCGTTACCAATGAAGAAACTACCAGCACCTGCAGTGATGTTACCAACAGAACTTATTGTACCGCCTGTGGCAACATTGCCTACGGTAGCAGTACCTGTTGAACTGATTGTTCCGCCAGTTAAGAAGTTGCCACCTGTGATGTTGCCAGAGCCAGAAATGTCACCACCTGCACCACTGGTTAGGATATTGCCGCCGGTGATGTTGCCAGTAGCACTAATTAATCCGCCTGTGTTAATGTTGCCCAGTGTGGCAGTTCCTGTGGAACTCACAGTGCCACCTGTTTGTAAATTGCCGCCTTTGATGTTGCCAGTAGCACTGATGCTTACTGTGTCAAAATTACCATTGGATGTGATGTTACCAGCAGTTAAGTTGCCAGTGGCACTTACAAGTCCACCTGTGTTGACATTACCAAATGTACCTGTTCCAGTTGAACTTACAATGCCGCTGGTTAATACGTTGCCAGCATCTACGTTGCCAGTGGCAGTTAAACTTGTGCCGGTTGCCGCACCAATGTTTGGTGTTGTCAGCACAGCATTGGCCGGAATGATCAACTGGTTACTGCCGTTGATGCCAATTGTGGCATTGGCAGAACCATCAGTGTTGACGTTGAACTGTGTGCCATTCAATGACAGCGCATTGCCTGCTGTGTACTGTCCTGCTCCAGAGAACTGTGCCCATATAATTTCTGTTGCGCCAACTGTGATTGGACTTGCACTGTTGTTGGTACATACCCAACCTGTATCAGCCAGTACATTACCAGTTTCAACAAATGT